ATTCCTCATGATCTGTATGGACAGTAGCATCTTCAAAGAGATCAAAGCCTATGTAGTGTATGGCATCATGGTTCTTAAAGCCAGCAAGTGCCATCTCTATAGCCCTACCACCATTCCAAGTACCTGTTTCCAGGATTGTCTTAGGTTTATAATAACGTATGAGATCAGCAAGCTGCTTGTATCTATTAGGTAGTATGTCACCAGTAGTCTCTGTCTCAGACAATGCAAAGATACGATTGCCTTCTTTGTTTCTCAGAGCAAAGTTCTTCTTGTCTGACATATCCACAATCAACTCACCAATAGGTGAATTATCTTCTGTGAACTCATGAACATGCATACCATGAGCAGTATAGATAGTTCTTAATCTATCAAAGACAAAGACATCATGCCACTCTCTATAGTTTAAGAACTCACCTGATGTATAAGCACCACGTAGATCACCTAATAATTCAACAGGAGTTGACCTAGATAAATTGAAGGCCATGAAATAGCTCTGGTCTTTAAGAGTTATCAGATCAATCTTATCAGAATGTTCGGGGAATAGGTTGTTTAAAACCAGACGTGATATATCTTTAGTGTTCATTGCCAGAGGATCAACCCATATCAACCAGCTATCTACATTCTCAAAGGCACACTCAGTTAGTGCCATAACTTTAGGCATATACTTTTGTGCATCAAGGATGTTATTGTATTGTATAGCACCTCCCTCAGTACCATTGTGTTGAGGGAACTCAGTTCTAAATTGTTTGAACTCTTCCATCTCTACTAAGTTATGATAGAAAATGTTCTTAGCTTTAGGAAGGGAATAGTTAGCTAGATCTATGTCATAGTAGTAACAATGAAATTCTATAGCTGGTTCCCAGTTTTCTTTGAACTCATTTAATAACTGAAAGGTACTATGCTTTAGTAAGTTCTCATCAAATGCTGTTACTACTTTATAATTCATCTACTTTTCCATGTAATGTGAGGTAAGAATAATCACCATTCCATTCTGCTGCCATCAGTCCATCAACTTCACGCTTACATTGCCACTCCTTAAACCAAGGACCACCTGTGGTGAAGTGTACCATCTTAGGATCAATAGAAGCATCAGAGTGACCATCAAGCCAGTTCCATTCTTCTGTCATCCCACCTATAGCACTGTTCTTATTAGGCAACCAACCAAAAGTATGTAGGTAGTTACCTGTTTTATTATTAACCATAAAAGGTGTAAGCTCTCTATTCAATTCATGACCACAGTTCCATAGCATTAGACTAGACCAGTTCTTTCTATTGTATTTAGTCTGCTCTCTGCCGTCCATCTTGAACTTATCTTCTGGTTCATACTCATGCTTAACACAGTACAAAGGATAGAACTCATCGTTGTACTCTTCAAATATCTCATTGATATCTGTTCTGGGATACATATCACAATCCATAAACAATGCCCACCCTTCGTACTGCATCAAAGCAGGTACTAGAAAGCGAGTGAAGGTAAACTCAGTAGAGAATGGCTTCTGATCTATCGAATCAATCATCTGATTATTAACCATCTCATAAGGTCTGTTAAACATATTCATATGTTCTAAGATATCCTTACGTAGGAACCTAACTATAATATCCTTTGGTGAGTTAGCTTCAATTAAATATTTTAGAACTTGGGCTGCAACCTTTTCTTTAGGATCATATCCTATAAAAACTGTGTTGACTTTCTTCTCCTTACTAATACTCATTAGTATTTCCTTTATTTAAGTTTAATTAATTTAGGTTTCTTATGCTCTGGTATATTCTGTTCCAGTTCAATAACAATTAAACCATTGCTCATGATAGCATCCTTAACCTCTATAGTTTCTGCAAGATGAAACACCTTACTAAAACTTCGATGAGCAATACCTTGATAAAGCATTGTAGTATCTTCTTCAGCAGACTTACTCTCATAAGAGATAGTAAGGTTCTGCTCTTCAAGAGAGATACTTATATCTTCTTTATCAAGACCAGCTACAGCTAGAGTAATAGTATACTTGCCTTCGCTGTTCTCTGTTAAATTATGTGGGGGATAGTTAGGTTGCTTGGTAGTTGAAGACGCAGTAGAGTTCAACATGGTTTGAAATATCTTATCGTATCCAATAACCCAATCTTTATAGTTTCGAAAATCAGACATAGCTCTAGGTCTGTTAGTTGTTAATGTGTAGTTCATAGTGTTCTCCTTTAAAGCAAGATAATATGGAACCCTTGATTGGCATTCCATACTATATTATACTACACTTTTTGTTTCTTGGCAAGCTTTTTTTCATGTTAAACTCCGCATACTCCACCTGAATTACTGATCTCACAGATGTCATGTGCTTGAATATTATCTTCAAACTCTTCACCTAACTTCTCAATAGCTTCAGCATAAGAGACAGTAGTAAGAGGTTGACCACCTCGACACCCATCAGGGTAGCAGGTAAACCCACGTAACCTATGAGCATACTTAGCTAATGTATGAGAGAACTCATCTACTTTATCCTCGTTGTTATTCTCAGTACCCCAAGAAGGTAAGTTAATAGTAGAGGAGATAGACATATCAACATACTCTTGCACGTTAGCTTGGAAGCTTAGTCTACGTTCATAGTCTGTGGCAAGATCAAGAGCAGACTCAATCTTGTCTGGTTTAATATCATATAGTTCTATCATCTCTTGAGCAGCACTGTCTACGACATACTGAAAATGCCAACGCTTGTTCTTGAGATACCTACGCTTGTAGGCAACAGAGAAGATAGGCTCAACACCAGTAGATGTGCCAGCCAAGATACCTATTGTACCTGTAGGAGCTACGGCTCTAACAGCCACTGGACGTGAGATTCCCAACGTCTTTGAGAAGCTTCTTGCTGTTTTATCTGACTCTGCTTCGTAGACTTTAAACCATCTGTGTAATTCTGGGGTAGCTTCGTATCTGTTGTTACGTTGGATGAGCCACTCATGTAACCCCATAAGTCCCAAGCCCAAACGTCTATTAGCTTCCCTAACATCATAGACTTTTTGGTAAGGTAGCTGCGCTCTGGTTGTACCACAGAGGAGGAACTTGGTTGCAAGCTGTACGACTTGTTGTAACTGATTAAGGTCATCAATCCTAGCAAAATTAAGACTACCCAAATTACATACATCACTGTCATCTTCTGATGTGACTTCAGTACAGGCATTTCGTAGTGTTTCATTTTCTTTCTCAAAGAAGTTAAACGAAAACCCTGGCTCCCCTGTTCTAAGAGCTTGGCTACAATTAGACTTAAAGACATTCCCTATCTCTCCTTTCTCCCAGTAATTAAGCAACCACTCAGTATCATAATTGACACTGATGTTTGTCATGTCCATAGGTGCAGGAAAGTTGAAGTCATCTTTCTTAATATCAAAGAGGGTCTGACCTGTTGTACCTACTGGCATATCAGCCCAGTTCTTAGATACTAAAAACTTATTCACATCTTCATGCTTCCAATTAAGTGAAGCATAGATAGCAGACCTACGACTACCACCTTGCATAACCTTCTGACCTATAGAGTTGATCATCTCCATCTTAGGTATAGGACCAGATGCTGTACCCCCTGTACCCTTAAGGGTTTGTCCTTCAGACCTGTACACAGAATAGTCTACACCTATACCACCACCTGTCATGAGACAAGACTCAGACTTCCAAGATAAGTTAGCCCAATCTTCTCTCGTATCTTCTTCTGCTTTAAGAAGGTAGCAGTTGTTAAAGAACTTCTTATCTCTACCTGCATAATAAAGATAGCGTCCACCCGGAAGGAACCTTAAGTTAGCAATGTGATCTATCAGTTCTTCTTTGTCATCACGGCTTAAGTTCTTTTGGCATACATCTTCAACAAGAGTTGAAGCTAACTCATGTAATGTTTCAGCACCTTCATGTGCATACTTAGTATTAAATATATCTTCACTAAACTTTGATCTAAACTGAGGGTTACGGTTTGATTTGAACATTATTATTTTCCTTTATATTCTAATTCTAAGATTAGTTGTGCGTAGTGAATAGCTTTCTCTATATCTTTTTTACCTTGACCTTTGGTTCTATGTCGAGTTATATATTTTACCACATTACCTTCGAAGTAGTCAAGCTTATTTGCATGTATATATTCTACTGGTTGTATACCACAATCTTTATAATGATCTCCACCTATTTGTTTACGTAGAGCTTTAGAGCAAGGCTTGGAACTTTCTTCTGACATTGCTTATATCCTCTGAGTTACTTACATTAGAAGCAAACTTTCTTATTACGCCAGGTTTTAATCCTGCATAGAAACATATCTCTTCAAAGTCTTGACAAGTAACACCAACCTCTTTGAAGATCCAAGAGTGTGCTTGATCTCTATGTACTTGAACTGAACTAGCTTCGCTATTACTTGTTGGCTTAGATAAATCTAATAGAGCTTGAAGGACAACAGAAATATATAAAGACCTATGCCCATCCTTATCTGTTAGATCATATAAAGAATTAGTTGTAACATCTGCACTTAAATCATAT